GCATTGCAAGACAGCCAGTTGTCGTTTTCCATCAGGGCATTGGTTTTTACCGCGGGTCGATAGCCGTTATCGTAATACGGATCCACCGATGGCGACAGTTTCATAAATCCAAGCCAGTTCACAGTATTGGACGGATTGATCTTTACCTTGGTGGGTGGAGTGTACTGCGTGTTCTGAATATGCGGAACCGTAGTGTATCCAAGGGTGAGCAGTCCATCAGCAGATACAACCGTGTTGGTTGTGGTGGCTGTAGGCAGCGTAATGTTCGCTGTGGTAAAGAACGGACGCAGTTCACCGCGCTCGTAGTCTATGGAGCAGGAGTTCTGCGAATCGGTGACATCCGAAATGGAGTGTCCGTAGAACTCATCAGAGAAGATGGATGTCTTCAGTGGCTCTGCCGCAGCACAGGTTCCACGCAGGGATCGTGCTTCAATCTCTGCTTCAGAAAGGGACAGTTTTGCAAACACCTCAACTTCGTCCACTCGCTTCTGAATCTTGCCGATGTCTGCCATCGTGAACCGCTTGGTGTCCACAGGTGTAACCACAACATCAGTGGCATTGTGAGTGTACGCAGGCACAGTAAGAGTGGCAACCACAAGCGCATCCGCTGGATCGGGTGGAGCCATTGGCGCAAGATCAGGTGTTCCTTGCACAAGGAAGAACAGTGCTGAACCGTCTTCGGGATCCGCTTTCACGCACAGTTTGTCTATGCGGGGCAGATAGTGGTTATAGGTTACCGCGGTGTTTGCCAAGCCTTCATAGACACCATACGGCTTGATCATTTCCGTAGAAGAGTCACCTGGACTGTGGCGGAAATCCAAGCAGTTTGCAAGTGATACGGTTTTTCCTGTGCGATTGTTAGTGAACAGCGGAATCTGTTCGTATGGAATATTCGTATACGAGTGCCGACCAATGAAAGGTGCAGCAGCCAATCCACCGTGGGCAAAGTACGAATACGAAACTGTAATTGCAACGCTTGTTGTGCCATTATAAATGGCTAGGCTGTTTGCAAATGTCTCTTTCACATACAAACGAGAGTTTTCGTAATGCGTGTCACGCTGACCGTCATCCAATTCAAAATGTGTTGTGACATCAGTGACAGGATTTATTCCATAGGTTACCGATGAAACCGAGTACACATCAATATTGGGAATTATGAAATACTTACGCCCACGCTCATCTGTGAGAATGGTGTTGGTGTTGACCGAGAAAGTAGTATTGGTCGGTGTTTTTGTTCTGTATGTGGCAGTATTGGAAATCGTGGGGGAATACACAATTGGCGCAATAGGACGAACATTCTGTGCAGTGAATCCTGCTGGCGCACCGGTCACGGTGAGTACAATATTTCCGCTTGAATCTGTTGACGCAACACTACTTGAACTAGACGGAGCAAACGCAATATTGTCCACATTGGTAAACGCTATCTTGGAAATTTCAGCATTATTGTTTGGAGTTGATCCGTAGTTCTCAAAAAAGAACACACCCGCATTATCTGATCCAATCGTTGAAGCGAAAGCAGCCTTGCTGATGGTGTATGTTGTGGTCGTATTCGCGGAGTTGTATGAAGGTGTAATGTAACCACCAACTAATCTACCACGAACCGCGAGTGTTGACACATCCTTGACCGCATATCCGGGCTTGATTTCGTACACCAATGTCGAATCATCGGTTCCGCTCAGGGTGAATCCGGTGGTTGTCTGTGGAAGGAATGTGCCCCATAGAGTTGTTCCGGCAGGAGTTCCGTTCTGATAGATGTAACCCGTTTTTCCATTTACAACTGAACCACTCACGCCGTACAGATACAGACGGTAGTAGTATCCCGTTTTTCCAGAAGTTCCTGATCGCTCAAGATTGCTTGGAAACGCTCCGTGAACTAGCCCGGTGGCAACAGTTATGTTTGTAGCATTTCGGATGTCCACATACGCAGAACCAGAACTGATGGTAGGCAAATTTGCGGCAAAGGTGGTTCCGTATGACGCAGTGCCACCCATAGACACACCCATATACAAACCCGTGCTAAACGGGAATGTAGTGGAAACGGTGTCGCTTGTGGTTTGCGCCTTGGGTAGTTGCAGTCCCTGTGGATACTGATTTTCCACATCGTAGCCAAGCACATACGCTTTACCTTCACCCACAGACAGCAGGTGATTGGTAGTGATGTTTGGGTTTGGCTTCACTGTAAGATCAAACGGACGAACGGTATAAGAACCTGATTCATCGTAGGTTCGCAGAGCCAGTGCTTTTTGGATTTCACCGTATGTGATACGATCAATCTTTTTGGTAATCTTGCCGCTCTCAAAGCGCAGTAGTTCCACGAAATCGTCTAGGGTTTCGGTCAAGTCAGACTGAGCAAGCACAAGAGCAATGCTGTAGCGGTCTGCGCCAGGTGCATTATAGTTGTACGAACCAATAGCAGGATCGCGCAGCGTGGAGTCTTGCCGCTCTATTACGAAATCGCGGTTCACTGCGAATCCAATTTTCTTGGACAGATCCGCGAATGCTGTGAAATTCAAATCACGATAATTGGTAGCAGTACCCGCTGTAAGAACACGATACGGGGCGAACTGCTGTGTGGGGGTACGAACAAAGAATCCGTCAACATAAAACAGCCCATCAGAAACAGTGACTAGTTTGCAGTTTCCTGTTGTTGGGTATCCCGCACTAGACGAGTCAATAAGCGTGACTGTATATACAACATTTTCTTTTGTGAAGGTGCAGGTATTGTACGGAAACGAATCGCCCGATATAAAGTCCACAATGAGAATAAGATTCCCGTCTTCTTCTGGAGCCAGAAAGTGTACAACCTTGGCTTCAATCGTATTCTGTGCATCACTAAAAGTCAGCATTCCACCAACCAAGTTGGGGTACTGATCGGTGGTCAAGGCGTTTAGTGCAGTTCCTGCTCCCACATTAACCATGATGTACGAGGAATTACGAACACTCAAGCCACCGCCAACAATACGAGAACCGTCTTTAAACAGATAGTTTCCCACCGTGGACAACTGATCCTGCAAGATGGTCTGAATCTGCGTTAGTTCACGAGCCTGTACGGCATAGCCGGGCTTGAATAGTACACGCAAAAACCCCTTGTCAGCAGAAAAATCATCGTAATACGGGTTGATGTTGAAAATGCTTGGATCGTATGCCATGTGTTCCTCTTAGAAACCAAGTCTTAATCTGAATTCTTCTTGCTGACCCATATTTCGTTGTATGGGGCGTACATTGTCTATGTATAAGACCTCTCCGGAGGTACGATCAATCTCTGGCAGCGTGACATTAGCAATAATAAACGCACCAAGTGTGGAGCCTGTAATGCCGTCCACCGCAACGCTCTTGAAGGATCCCACGACATTTGTGAGATATAGAGTTCCCGTTGCGCTATTGACAAAATCCCAATAGTACACCGTGCCGCTAGCGTACTGCGAGTACGAAGCAGTGGAGCCTTGATACACGGTATCACCACTAGAAAACGAGTTTTGGGTGAGTGCTGCGCTGGTAGTATCCATTGCGCCAGTCTGTGTGCCCACACTAGTGGACAACTGAAGCACATGAAGACCAGAATAGGACGGGGCAGCACTCAAATCAAAATACGGAGTTCCCACTTCGTAAATCTTGTACTGTTTTTGCACACCTGCGCCGTTGTCTGCTATTACTGCGTTTTGGGTAGCGGTGGTTTTACTTACCCACACATACTCACCGTTTCGTGAAGAAAGAGTAGAAACCGTGCCGGTTGCACCAGAAACCGCACCACTCAAAGAAATACCAGCAACAAAATTTGCGTCTGATGTGAGTCGCACTGTAAGCGTGGAACCATTAACATCAAGCACATTGCCAGTAACAGTGAAACTGTAACCAAACGAAACACCAGATCCAAATACAGTTCCCGCCGGAACGGTCTGTGTTACCTTTTCGAGAGATACAAAATTAGTAGCGGATTTAGGATTCAGCGACACAATATAGTCGTTTTGCCTGTCCTGCTTGGTTACAAATTTTCCAGCAGAATTTTGTGTTTTAAGGGTAACCACGCTGCCACCGTCAGACTTGATGCCAGCAACCTTGGCAGATGAATAAGATTCCGTTCCAATGATTAAACTGGCAACACCACTATCAAACACTGAAGTGTCTATGGTACTGTCACCAATAATAGAAACATCTCGGTAATACAAATCATTTGATCCCGCGATCATGCCAGAACCGTCCCCAAGAAGCGGATTCTTTATGATTCCGAATTGCCGATACGAGCCACCGCCAATAATGTTTTCTGCATCGTCTTCACTAATCTCTACGATGATCAACACATCTTTGATATTCAGTTCTTTCAAAATATTTCTGCCGTGACCGCCTTTGGGAGAAATCACTGCACGAATCGTGGGGTGATCTGTGCCCACGGTTTTGGCACTCAAAACCTGCGCCGATACATTGGAGTAGTCTCTTCCACCGTTTCCCATCGTAACTCCAGAAATATAATTTGCTGATTCCATTGTAGGGAAAGCATACGCTCCAGTTCCGTTTCCTGTAATCTTGATGTACGGCAGAATCTCAACCGAAGCAAATCCACTAGTACCAGTGGCGGTAAGTGCAAAATCTATGGTGTCGCTTGTTACGGTGAACTGTACCTGGTTTCCATTGTCTCCAGTCTGCACCGCTGTAATGATTCCGTAGTTATTAATCTGTGTGCGATCCACCGTGGTGTTGCTGTCCACCCGCATGGCGTATCCCACATAATTGGAATACAGCGAAGAGTCTGCAAGTCTACCTTTAGAAACATTATCAGTAATCACAACCACCTTGGAACGGGAATCGCCAGGAACTGAATTTACCTGTGCAACCTTCAGTACAAATCCCGAGTAGTTTGCTGTTGAAACGGTGTACGGATACACGCCCAAAGCAGCACCCGATGAATTCGTCACCACCATGCGAGTAATAGACGAAGGCACAGCCTGTGCCTGTGCGTTGTACTGATTCTGTGTTTCGGGATCGCTGCTTAAAGTTGAAAATTCAATGGGAACATAACCCGTGAGTTCATACGGAAGATTGCCTTCTTTCACGGTGGCAAGATACTGCCATGTGTAACCGTCAGCAGAACCAAACGGAGTGCTGATCGTCAGGGTTGGCTTGATGGTAGACTTGTTTGTACTGCCGCCGTTGTTTAAGCACTTGTAGATATTGTTTTCGTCTGTGACCACATAAAAAATAGCGGGATCAGTCTCGTCAAACAAATTCACATTATCGTCATACGAATCGTATACGGTATTGGCAGTCCACTCGTAACGGGGCAAGGCAAAGATTACATTCTCAGGATTGAGTTTCTTGTATCCGATGATGTTGTTCATTACATCGTATTCAGCCCTAACAGTGTCCCTGTATGTGGGTGGAGCGTTGTCATTAGAGTTGTCATTAGACCACGCCGTAGACTTGGCAATGAAAAAGAAGTACTGATTTTCATTCCGTTCAAGTTCGGTCAGAAAACTCTCAGCATACGAGCGTTGAATGGATGCCTTCAGATAACTAGCCATTGTTTTTCCCCTTATAGACCAACATCAGTGTATGTATCCGTGGTCTGTACAGTGTAATCTGCGAGTATTGTTCCCTTTGACTTGTAAATGCGATCCGGCAGGGTAAAGAAGTTCTGCAAGGCAATACTGCCAAACGAAATGCCCGCACTCAAGCCGGTGATGCCCTTGGTGTTTGGATGATGCTCAATATTCCAATAAGTCAGCCCAAGAGAGTATGCGCTTGGGTGTGATCGGGTGTACGAGTTGGGCAGTTTGGTGTCCATGCTGTACTTGCGTGCCAGATAGCCGTACACCTCTTGGCGTTCGGTTTCTTGCAGTTTGCGGTTGAACACAATGACTTCGTTCAGCACTCCGTAAAAACCAAGGTTGTTGCCGCTGGTTGCTCCATAAACCCAAGCATTAGAACCCACCGTAGTGTCGGTAATGGAAGCAGTGGTATTGATGTATCCGCCAAATCGCCCAACACCAACAGTGAATCCAGACACAGGAGTTTCTGTAAGGGTAGGATACGGAGTATTCGCATCAATATTTGCAATACGCAGACCCGTGCTAGGAGAATAATTTCGTGCGCGATCACCGTTATACCACGCATACAGTTTATTTTGAGTGTCCCGTGCTGCTTCACCAATGATCATTCCCATATTCCCATTAGACACATGGGGATCGTATCCTATGCTTTGTCTTTGTGCCTCCGGAACGGTGGTTACATCATATGATCCCCACGGACGGAACATGAAAGCAGAAGTGTTGCTGAAATATCGTTTTTGGTTTCCGTCTATCACATAAGAATTACTGTTCTGAGCAGCAGGAGTCCGATCAGTTGCATTCCCTGAAGCGCAATGGATAATGTAATCTTCTCTATTAGTGAAGAAAATATCGTTGGCTTTTCTGTAAGAACTAACAAATCCACGATTATAGTTGGCTGTACCATCAATTACACGGAACACCACAAACATATCCATGTCCGCAGATAGCGTGAGTTCGTTCTTGAGATAGAAGTGTCGAGCGGTGTTGATCTTGTCCCCTGTAGTACCAGGTCCAAAGGTTATGCCCGCAGCACCAAGTGTTTTGCCGCCTTGAGTCCAGTTTGTCCACGGGCTATACAGAGTTCCTGTATTGAAAGCAATACCGGTTGCACCCACAACACCGTTGTCGTTGATGACAAGCGTGGGACGCAGTTTGTCAATCGTGACTCCTGCGTAAACAACTGTGTTGATGCCAGTAGTAGACATTACGCCAGTGGGCACAACCGAATTTTGTCCGTTCCACATTCCAAGCACAGTGAGTGAGTGACCTATTTCTGTGGGATACGCAGGATCAGTAAAAAAGGTAGAATCAAAATAGTAAGTATTTCCGTATCCAGCATATGTACGCCTTCCTTCAACACCGTCCACCCGATATATGATGTTTGGCTCTGCGTATTCAATTTCAAAAATCGTTTGATCCAAACCCGAATAGTTTGTTCCTGTGTCTTTAAAAATGACTGATGTATCACCACTCTCATAATTGACCGCGATACGGGAAAGTGTTGTTGATGCCCCGTATGGTCCATAGGCATATATTGCGTAATCAAGAGTTGTATAACCAGCACTACTTGCAGGATCTGAATTCAATCCCGCCATGAATAGTCTGCCTTTACGGAAACCGCCACACACACCACTGAATTTGAACTGCACACGAGTTATAGGGGTGGTGGAATAAACTTCTTGACTCCACCCACCGCCGGAAGAAGTAAGAAGTGTACTTGTCATAACATCATTCCACCGATCCCATGTGGGCGGAACCGCATCATTTCTGCTTGGTGAAGCATCGCGCCAAACATCCATGCTTGCGCCATTGACTACCGATCCACACACGCCAATGTTCTCTGGCTTGAGCCACAGCACAAGCCCGTTCAGCCCCTGCGGAGTCCACGCATTCTCTTTCTGACGGAACCACGCACTAGTGCTGCCCAAAGGCGCACCAATAGGATTGTGTGCCGTGCGCCCGCCTTCAGGCACATAGCAGTAGGTGTATCCCAACGATGTTCCCACAAACACAGTACCCACTGAAGTGGTCTTGCCGTTCGGTCCAATTTCGGAAGTAGTTCCAATATATGGATTGTAACCAAGCGGATACAGGTCACCCGTGGCTCCAAGCCAATATCCAGTAGTACTGACACCGTTGGCACGAAGATCCAGTGTAGTGCCAACCCTATACGGGGTGTATCTTCCAATGAGAGGAATCTCGAAGAATGTGCCCTGATCGGAACTCGTCAGCGTATTATCCAAAGACTTCTGCACAAGTATGGATCCAAACATCCGCATACCAGCAGGATGGACAATACTTTTAAGAACACCAAAGTATGTGTCTATGGAAACATCAGACTTTAATTCATACGAGAACTCTTGATAGTAGTGTCCGTCCTGTATCTTTTTGTTGGACGACAGTTTTCCACGATTGCCTGAAAAATATCCAGGATAGTTCGTAACGGCGGTTTTCTTGGCAATCACTACCGCGCTTTGCACACCAGTCTCACTAAAGATGTTTACCGTGACATCACCCGAATAGTTAAATCCAGAATTTGAAATGCTGATGCGCTTAACGCTGCCCGCAAGCCCTGTCTGCTCTACCTGTGCAGCGAATCCTGTTCCACTGGCTGTAACAGTTACTGCGTCACCAACACGGTATCCGCTTCCCGCTAGTTGGACAAAGAAGTCACCCAGCACGGAATACGCAACTTCTCTCCACTCGCTGCTGTCTTTCTGAATCCGCACTTCCAAATTGGGCAGAAACTCTCCGTTGATATCGGTTATGAAAAATTCTGTAACAGGCAAACCATTAAACGAATACTGTATCACGGTGTCAATGAACGCACTGGCAACAAGCACTGATCCGTTGTACTGCACCAATTGTCCGCTTTTGCCGCCAAACAAATCGCTGCCGTTGCTGCTGGTTGTCTTTACTGAACGCGGCTCAACCCACACACCATCCGAGGCTTTCAGAATATCGTTCTTGGGATAGTAAAACTCCAAGTCCGAATCGTACAGCAGACGGAACAGGAACTTGTACGCGCTTTCAGTGCCTTTGTTGCCGTAGAAGTCACGGATCTTTTTCAGCAGCAGATTCTTGTTGGGTGTCTTTCCGGCTGCGTTCACAGCAAACAGTTCAGGAAAAGACACCAGATAAGTGTTTTTGAAGTGCGAGTAGAACTCATCCAAACTGCGATCAGAATCCCATATG